CTTCAAACTTATTATTAACTGTAGTCTGAGACTTGTTAAGAACTATTACACCAGAACTACCTAATGTATCGAAGCTAAAAGTACCAGCACTAAGTGTAGGTTTGTTGAGCCAAGTTACGCTGTTATTAATAAGATCTTGATATTGCTCGAGGCTAAGTTCTAAATGTGTTGGTTTTCCCAGAAAATAAACTTCTCCAGCAGATAGCTCCCAAACTGTATTATCGTCTTTAACGGTTGCAACAGGATACACAATAGCACTATATTTCCAATCTGAAAATCCTTCACCTTTTGCTGCACCGTATGGCAGACGGCTTACTTTTAGCTGAACTGGAGATTGAAGAGTGGCCTTTACTGTGTGGTAGAAATATCTTTCTGCAGAATTAGTTGGAGTACCAAACACTTGTTCAAAGTCACTAATACTTGTAGGTTCTAATACTTCGTCAATTGGGCCTTGAGCGGCAAAACCGGTAATAAAAACGCTTGTACCTTGATTTACAACCGGTCTTAACGAGAGATCCACCTCTCTAATTTCTACTCCGGGACTTTGAATTGAGCGAGCCATATTAAACTAATACTCCTACAGGAAATTTTTCATTCATATCATTTATATTTATAGTTTTCCAGGCTAACTTTTGCAAAATTTTTTCTTTTTTACATCAAAGTCATTTTAAGCTGATGGTATGCAAATTCAAAACCACACTCCATTTCGGTAGGATCCCTATCGTTATAGTTGACCCCTTCTAAGCTAATAGGAAATGCTCGTAAATAGTCAAATTTTGCTGTTCTACTACCGTATTCGTCCAAACCGTATATAGTGATATCCGTCATATATGATGGGGCGTTAGGATTTAGCTCAGTATTAAAAGGATCCCAAACCCCTAAAGTTGGATTATTAAAGACTTCTAACCATTTGTAAATTACCCAATAGTTATTAAACTGATTATCTACTGTAAAACTAACTTTCAAATGTGGATAATCAGGACGTGCATAAGAAGTAACATTCAATACCTGGCCAGAATAAGGTATAGCAACTGGTGGTATTTCTATAGGGGGTGCAACTGCACCGTATACGCTAAACTGCAATGCGTCAAAATTAATAGATGAATTTCTTCTAACTATATTTTTTACATGTTCTTTTAATACATTAGGTATTGATAAAACAAGTAAAAATTTATCTCTACGCTGCTTATTAAGCGGGCTTTGAAATATTGGTGTTTGATTTACTGCTGTAGCCACGTATTATTTATGTCACCACCGTATTCACCAGGTAGGCGCCATCCTTGCTGTTTCAAGTCTTCTATTTCTGCATCTGGAGTTTCACGCTCAGTAAAAACTACAGGTGCTGGCGGTGCCCCGTCCTCAACACTCTTTTCATTATTGTAAAATCCTAGCGGATTAATAACTCCGCGAACTCCGTAATCCATTAATTTAATTATTTGCGGCCTATCACAATCATCCAATTTTACTACATCAAAATATCTTGTACAAATTTCATTTTCTAATATTAATAACGCCCATACCAGTGCCATTACTCTATCGTCCCAACTATCTGACCCCGGGCGAGCGCCCCATGTATTATTTGGATACCTTATAAAATTCTTAAATTCTTTTAATGTCTGTATATCTCTAAATTTTACAACTTTTAATTCGTTTATCCAATATCTCATATTCATTATGCCTCTGTATTTTGTATTTGTATGAGACAAAATGCCTACACGTTTATATTCTGCCTTGTCCCCTGCTTTCGCGCCCCATGAAACTATATTTTCATATCCATGAGTATATTTCAATTGCTCCACTACTTGAGCTCCACAACTATTACGCTCAATACTAACCGGTGGTCTTCCCCATTGATTTAGAATTTCTAATAATTTAGAAGTGAATTGAAAAGGTATCATATCCCGTACATGATATACAGCCACTTGCTCTATTGATGTTAAATCGGTAATATCCAAAATTTGTATTACACTGGCAGCCTCATTTACCCCCTCACTAATATCAACACCTGCTACGTATAATCTATTTTCTTTGGGTTCATCCCATACTAGGTACTTTTTTTCATCAAAAATAAATTCTGGCTCCCGAACGTCTAGTTGAAACTGATTATATAACAATTCATTTATAGAACTTTCTCCCCCGTGCAAAAATTCATTTCCAAATTCTTGTGAAAACGCTTCCTCGCTTCCCAATGTTTTTATAGTATCATATTTCCATTTATCATCTCTCCCAGGGATTTCCCACCAATCGATTCTCTCAGCATTCCAATTATTGTCTCCTGCTTTTGCCCCGGAGTATAATTTATAAAATAAATTGTCCGTACCGTTAGGTGTACTTGCAATAAAAATTTTACTTTTTTTACTACTAGAAATAATAGGATATACTGATTCCCAGAATTTTTCTACAATATGATTATCAATAAATGCTAACTCATCTAAAATTAAACAATTGCAGCTATCGCCCCTACCTGCATCACTGCTTGTTGTACTTATACCAATGCTACTGCCATTGGTTAAAGTCATACTTGTTTGACCGTATTCTACAACGCCAGGTTTTAAGAAGTTAGGTAACATTTCATATGCCATTCTTACACGCTTAAAAATATTTTTTGCTGTTTGCTCTTTATTTGCTACAATTAATATTCTTTGATCTTCGTTAAAGCAGGCATTCCATAAGCAATAAATTGTCATTAATGTTGTTTTTCCTATCTGTCGAGAAGCAAGTAAAATTACAAATCTTCCATCTCTCAAACTTCTTAATACACGCTTCTGGCAAGAATATAATTTAATTTTTTCTTTTCCGCGATCTAAATTAATAATAAAAAAATAGTTTTCAGCAAAATGTAATAAATTTTTTTTACACTTTTTTAATTCATTAATCATTTCAGGCGTATACTCATGCTTTGTATCAACAGTGGGCAAACGCTGGTTACCAAGATAAAATTTTTCTTTTTCTGGCATTTTTATTATTTAGATACTATAAATAGATATATGACAAGAGTTAGTAGTATTAAAGATATTGGACAAGTTTATAATGAAATGCTCAAAGCTAACGCGCCTGTTGTAGAACAAAAAAAAATAGAAGTTGTTGAAGAAAAAGTAGTTAAACATCTTCCAACATTTCCAAAAGCAACAGATAAAAAAATAGATGTCAAAAAACTTACTAGTAAGGGTTCTGACAAAAAGGCTTTTGTCCACAAGAAATCTGGCCCTGAAGGAGTAGAAGGCGTTAGTACAGATATTGTAGATCCAAAAACAGCCAAAAAAGATAATTTCTATACCCCACAAAAATTTTCTACAGCTCTTGAAAAAACAGGCACTGAGGGTATAAATAATCATATGAAGTCAATTTTTGATAAACTATATGAAGATGTAATGAAAGATGACGCGCTGGATCTTGGTATTCAAGCTGGTCCAGAAGGCGAATCTGGCGACAAGGCAGAGCTTGATCTTAGCGGTGGAAGCGAACACACAGTTACTGTTAAGCTAGACAAGGATATTGCTCAAAAGCTTCATGATGCGTTGGTAGAAGTCCTAGGTGGCGAAGAGGATAAAGGTGACACAGAAGATTTAGATGGCGAAGGTGAAGTAGACGATGAATCTGAAGAGATTCCTGCTGCTACAGAAAACGAAGAGAAGAAAGACCATGAGAAGAAAGACCATGAGAAAGACCATGAGAAGGAAGAGCAAGAGGAAGTAGCTGCTGAGGCTACACATCTTGAACAACTGCCTGACAGTAAAGGTCAATCCCTGCAAAAGAAGGGTGGCGTACCAACAGTCGGTTCAAAGACTGGCCATGTTAAAAGCCATAAAGCTTCTGGCAATGTCTCTGCAGAGGTAGATGCCAAGGGATCGCCAGTTGCAGATAGCAAGGGTCTCTCATTAACAGGCAAAAATAATAAAGTTAATGCCCCTGGTTATAAAGCTGGTGACTTCTTTAAATAAAAAATAACTAAAATTGACAATTAAAAAAGCCGCCTTAAGGCGGCTTTTTTTTTATAAATAACTTGTGAGTATTTTTGAGAAACTGTTCAATTCTCTATTAAGTGAAGAATTAATAAATGCCGCAACTACTTGGAACACTGGATTGCCACAATACCATATGTCCGTATTTCCTAAATTAAAAAACCCAGATAAACCAACAGCTAGACACATGAGACATGTTGTAAAAGACCCTGGATTTAGAAAACACGCGCAAACCGTACCAGATATGCATAGAGCTGACCCAACAGCCATTCAAAAGGTCAATAACCCCGGTGCATTTACCGGGGCTAGAAAATTATCTGAAGATGAACTACAACAAATATGCAAAAAGTATGGTATAACAAGACTAAACGCCAATAATCCTAAAAAAATTGGTAATACCGGTCAAGTAATAAAATTTGATTCCAATCTAAGAGGTTATGTAATACAATGAGTATGGACAAATATACAGGGTCAAACTGTATTAAAAAATACCCACTACAATACACTACTAGTTCTTTAAGGTTTACTGATAAAACCAATAATGACTGTGAGAGAGAGCTTTATAGTAATTATTGGCGAGAACAAGTAGAATTATATGGTCAGCTTGTTACCTATTACCGACATGGTTACAATACATTATCAGCTGATAATGTATATGGAGAGCAACCATTAGCTAAATTTGATGCGCCTAAGCAGTTTGTAATGTTAATAAATTTAACTGAAAATGCACTAATATTAAGTAAATTTGGATTTCAGAGTGATGATACAGTAACAGCATATGTACATATAAGTTCATTTTACGCAGCATATCCTCCAGGTGTTGAGCCTAAATCTGGTGATGTTTTTAAACTAACTGAATATGGGGACGATAGACCCGGCGAAAGAGATGGAAAAATGTTTGAGGTAACTGAACGAGTAGACCAGGATAGTAGCCAAATAAATCCGCTAATGGGCCACTATGTATGGATGTTAAAGGCTAAGAGATTCGATTATTCGTTTGAACCAAATATTACATTCGAAAAAGGCAGCACACAGTTACAAGACGATACACAATACGGTACTATCAGCGCATCATTTGCTAACAGCACTCTTGTA